AACGTGGCCATCAGGAAATTGTTAGCCTCGATTGTCATGGCCATCGTGTTTATTTTGCCGCCCGCAAACGTGAATGCCGTGATGTCCCGGTCGATTTCCAGCGTGAGTCCTGTCGGCAGCGCGTCGGCCAGCGTGAATACGTGGTCGTAGACGGCCGTGAGGGCCGTTGCGCCTGTGTATGTCAGTCCGCCTGTGCTGTCTGCGGCCGTTGAAAATCCTATCAGGGCCGCTATCGATACCAGCGTGTTCGTCCCGGTATTCCACAGGATGCTGAATGTCCCGGCGCTGCGTGTTATCGTGACCTTATTCGTGGTCGTTGAATATGTCACGGTATACGTCCCGGTTCCTTCCGCCGACACAATCGCGTCATAGATTGCCTTGCAGAGGCTTAATGCCGTTAACTGCGATGCGCCCATGATGTATGTTCCGCTGGCAATCGTCGCCACCAGCGCGCCCGCGCCGATATTGAAGTCCAGTTTATTGTTTGTCGCCCCGACAACAAATGACGCGACCTCCGTGCTGGCCACGGCGCCCATTGCGTGTTTTATCAGAGTTTCCATCCCCTGATATCGCATTTCGATGGCGAGGTCCCCGGCGCAGTTGATCTGGCCCTGTGAGACTTCGTCGTCATCATTGAAAATGGCGGGGATCGCCGCGGAATGTATGCGTTCCTCGTTGACCACGAGTCCATCGCTGTTTAATTCATTGAATTTCGTTACCGCTACTGGAGTTCCGTATACTGTTTCCGCTCCGTATCCTACTATTGCGCCTTGAAAACCGAGTCCGGGTGCCATGATTTATTTCCTCCCTTTTGATTTTTTTTCTTTTGCTTTTTTTGTGGGTTCAGGTTCCGCCAGTTTTCCCGGGATTTTTGGTTCGGGTTCCGGGGTAGACTTCGCTGCAGTCTTTTTTACTGGACCTCCCCGCAGTTCAAATTCACCTGATTTCAGGAAAGTTTCGGCCTCTGCATCGCTGACAGTTATTTCCTCGCCCGGCTTGACCTTCTTGAAATATCCGCCATTGATCACGATGTTCCTGCGTTCCGCTGTTATCAGTTTGAGTATCGGCATGCTTCCTCCTATTTTATTTCCACTATTACCTGCAGATCTATTGCCACGACATTGACGTATACGCTTTTGTCCTCCATGAGTCCGAAGTCAGCGTTTATCGGCTGCGAATATAGTACAGTTCCACTAATGTCGATATTGTCGCGAAAGACGCCCTCTATATTTCCTGTCAGTATCCCTATTTCGTCATTAGCGTCATTCGCGGACGTTGTTTTCCGGGCGACAGCAAATACGCGGTATATCAATGTCGGGCGCTTCCGTCCCGAGTTCCCTATGTTCAAAAAGTCCTCGGTTTTGCTTACGTAGTCTACCATGATAATCGGGTAAATTGAAAGTGGGACCGGGATTGTTATCGGATTTCCTCCCACGATCTGCGTGTTCGCGGTAAATGTCCCCTCGGTGAGGCTGGTATTGAGCGCGGCCATGTTCGCGCGCAGGAGCGTGATGATTGCGTCCTTTATGGTTTTATAATATGTTTTTGAATCTATCAGACTCATAATTCCGCCATGTTATCCATCAGCCGTCCCATGATTCGTTCCTCTGCCTGTCCGCTTAACCAGACAAATGTCCGGGCTGGTATATTGCGTTCTTTGTCGCCCTCTTGATGCGTGCGCGCGTACACGAGGTTTGTCCCTGTTTCCGCGCTTTTAAATGTCGCTATGTTCTTGATCGACATTCGCAGGCGGCCTGTGTCCTGCAGTATCTTTACCCGCGGGCGCTTTCCGCGCTTGGTTTTACCTGTGTGCGCCCGGGTGTACTTCAGCGGCGCCCATTTTGAACCGTTCGGGTTTTCCTCTGCCTGAAAATGACGCATGATATCCTGCAGCATTATTACGCCTGCCTGCGCGTAAAATTTGACAGGGTTGCGCGAGAATTTCATCAGGTCCCGAATGAATTTGTTAAATTCCTCGATGCCTGTGACCTTGACTATTCTTTCGTCGCTCATTCTTTGCTTTCCGATATCGCGTCTATAAGGTCCGCGTCTACCTCGGAGTTCAGTATATCGTCCATATCAAAGACCGGGGCGTATCCGCTGTTGTTTGACGACAGCGCGCCTGTCTGTTCGGCGATCGGTGTCCCTGCTGCGTTTACAAGCGTTACCTTCCCGGACGCGATTTCCTCGAGCAGTTTCATCGATTCTTTGAAAAGCAGGATCCATTCATTTTTATTGACCGAGTCGTCTGTGAACAATGTCCGCATGACAAGAAATGCGGTTATTTCCTCGGCCAGCGTTTTAATGAGTGGCGGTACCACGACAAATGGTACCGCATATATCCCGCCTATTTTGGCGTTGATTATGTTTTCGGCCCGGGTTATAAACGTACCCATGCGGGTATCGTCCATCGCTGCGACCGTCACGCCCTGCAGTAATTCTCGCACATTCGCGGCTGCTGTGTAAGCCATTTATTTACCTTTTCCACCCTTGTGGACCTGTTTTGGCGCGGGTTCTTTTTCCTTTTTAGCAGCAGGAGCAGTCTTTGCTTCGGGCTCTTTCGCGGCCTGCTGTTCGCTTTCTTTTGTGGCGTCCTTCTGCGGCGCTGCAGGTTCTTTACGTTCCATGACGCCATCCTGATTCTTTTTCCCGGCGTTCTCGTCCTTAAGCGTGGCGACTTTGCCATCGATAATCTGCACGATGAAGCGCCATTTCAGGCCGAATCCTATCCGCGCCTCTGCCTGTTCGCTTACTGGCCCTGTGAGGACGATCCTTTCCCGGACGGCGTACGATCTGCCGTTAAATTTGAAAGCCTTTTTTACAGCAAATTCTCGTTTTGCCATGATTTTATTTCTCCCTGTATATGATTGTTATCGGTACGCCTGCTGTTCCGCTGGAAACATACGTCACGCCTAATTTGCATGACTGTAATAGGTAATACTGGCCCGGAATCACAAGTGAAATGGGAGCGCAGAGTTGCCTTTTTCCGGCTACTGTGGTGTTTGCGCTGTCGTACAGGACGAGGTCGTTCGTGGTGAGCGCTGTCGGAATTCCGCTGGCGATTATTACCGAATAAACGTATTTTGCATTAGTCAGGTTTCTTGTACCGCTGACCATCGTGACGGACGAGGTGTAGATGCATACGTTTACCGAGTCAGGGAATGCTGCCTGAACCGACGGTGTGAGGATCAGGACCAGCAGCGCTAATGCTAACAGAAATTTGATGCTTACGTTTTTCATTGTACTACTCCTTTTTTGTAAAAGTTTACGGTTATTCAGGCGGACACCGTAAAACGCCTTGAATCGTGTTTACTTGTGCGTGCGACGTGTTTATGCTATCACGTCGGTGTAAAGGTATCCGGCGAGTTGCCCGGTGACCTTCGGATCGTAGGATCTGCTGGCCTCGATCATGTCGCCTGCCAGTCCTTCCTCTCTCCATTTTTTGACCTTTGCGGTCAGGCCGCCGAAGAGTTTGTGCATGAACACATATCCCCACGCGGGTTCGTCTATTGCTGCTGCAGCCGGGACGTAAAGCAGGGCGCAGTTCTTGCCCCACAGGTAGTCCGTGGTGATTGTCGACTGGCCGGGCTTGGAGGTGACGTAAATCGCCTCGCCGACGAGCAGTTTTTCGACGTTGAATGCCTGCGCGAGTTCGACGGTGTTCAGGATGCCCTTGCTCGTGTACTTGAACATTTCGAGCAGGTCCGGGTGCCTTCTTAACTGGTCGAATACCAGTTTGCCGACGACCATGACGTTCGGTTTCACGCCGACGATCTTGCCGACCGTTGAAAGTGCGAGATCAACATCCTCCACCGGGGTTCCGTCAGGATCCGTGGTGTCCCATTTGTCTGTCGGTGACGAAGTGTTCGCGCCGTAGTTCGCGCTGGCCTGTACGGTGTCTGCGACGTCGGCCTCGATGTCGAGGTCCACGCTGGCCGTGAGGCTGTTTGTGGTCCTGACCTCGGGATCAATGACTGGATCCGCGATGTCCGCGTCCCTGTCTGTCACTATGTCCTTGTAGGAATGTTCCTTGCAGGTGTACGCCGTGGTTGAAGCGCTGTAGGACGTCACGCGCTGCGCTTCGCCGCCGTTCGCGCGTATCTTGCCGTGGTGACGCAGAAATTCCCTGCCGAAGGTGTAGAAGAGGTCGCTTTCTTTGTCGACCGGGACCAGCGGCATGACCTGATTCCAGATGTGAAGTGCATTTTTGTAGCCGACGGCCACGTTTGACAGCGGCTGGCTTACGTGTATCGTTCCTCTGTTTGCTGACATGGTATTACTCCTTTTCTGATAAAGTTTCCGGGCGCGTTACCGCGGCCTCGGGACGTGTATCGTTCCTCTGTCGCCGCTCATGTTACTTGCTCCGTTCAGCGTGGATGATGAGTACTTCGATTTCGTCGCCTGTGACACCGTCCTGAAGCGCGATTGCGCATGCTTTCTCGAGGTTCGTGTCCGACTTGACGCCTGTTCCTGCAGCGTCGACCTTAATATACTCGCCCTGCGCTACGGTCCCGGTGAGTTTCAGCGGGGCTGTGCCGAGCAATACTACCTCGGCCGCTTCGCCGAGTCCGGGCTTGTTTATCATGATTCCGATCGCCTGTTCGCCTGTGCCGGATTTCGTGACGATCTGGTCGTCCGTCATCGTGACAAAGACGTTTGTGTCGGCTGCTGAATAATCCACGGCCGATTTCAGGCTTTTGACCAGAATCGGGTTAAACTGTACGCCTGATAAGGTTGCTGCCATGACTATGCTCCTTTTACCCGGGTATGCCGGGTGTTAATTTTGGTATACGGCCTTACGCATTCGCTGCGCAAAGTTCCGGGTGATCCTTCTTGGCCTGTTTGTACGCGTCTGCATACGACATTTTGTCGTTCTTTTTCATCAGGCCGTTTGCGAAAAAGTGCAGTTTCTGTCCGTTCACGTCGCCAGCCGCTTCCTCCGGCTTCGCTGCGAATTCCTCGACCTTCTCGCCTTCCACGGTATTCGTGCTGAAATCCACGATTTTCGGAAGCGCGGCGATGAAGTTCTCGAAGTGTTTGCGGACGCCGATTTCCTGTTCCTTGCCTTCTGCGTCGGCAAATTTTACCGTCTTTGCGTCGTCGAGGGATTCCATGATCGCCTGAATCATTGATTCATGCGCCGGGATCACGCGGCCCTCTTTTTTCTGTGCGTCGATGAATGTCTTTATTTCCTGTTTACGCGATTCCGCATCAGCGACCAGTTTATCCGCGGCCGCCTTCTCGGCTGCATCGGTGAATGTCTTTAACTGTGCCTGCTGTTCAGCGATGAGTTTATCCTTCGCTGCTACCTCGTCCTGCAGTTTCTTTAATTCGTCCATCTGTCCTTCCTCCTTTGTGAGATCTGTGAAATTTATGTTTACTGTTTTCTGTGATTCGTCTGAATAAAGTGCGAGGAAATCGCCCAGTCCACTTACGGCTGGCAAATCTACGCCAAGCAGGGCGACGCCTTTCAGAAAGCGCGGATATTTTTTACCGTTATCGCTATAGTTAAATGCGATTTCCGCTGATACCTGATTGTATGCCTTGTTGTCTATTAATTCCTTTACCGCCCGGGGAATGTCTCGGAACGATGCGACCAGTTTGTCCCCGCTGCGCTTCAGGGAGGCTACCCATCCCGCGGCCGGGTATCCGTCCTTCTGCAGTATTTCCTGTTTGCTATCATGTCCGAGTTTCAGCGGGATATCCTTTTTGATTTCGCTGAATGCCTTGACCATGTCGTCAAGGTCCTGTTCCTTTATTTCCACGCCGTTCCATTTCCCGGCGCGCATGATTACCTTGTCGTCAAGGCTGAATAGTTTATCTGAAAAATCAACAGCCGGGCAGTATTCGTCACTCATTTTCTTTTCGTCCGGCGAAGCGGCGGGTTCAAATGACAGCGGCTTTTCCTTGTGGTCGTCCAGCCATTTCCGGGCTTCCTCGGCTGTGAATTTGTCCTTGTTGAAGCGGTATGCCTGCGTTTCGCTTTTGCCGTCTTTTATTCCGAGTATGATATCAAGGCCCGGCGCTATGTTCTTGCGGGCGAATGTATCATATTTCCCGGGTTCGTTCATACGTGCGGAGTGCTCATTAGGGTAAGGCATTTTATCCTCCAAAGGCCCGGTCCGGCATGTCCGCTGGATCCGGGTATTCTGATATTTCGTATTCCTCGTCGCTTAATATCGGGATGATCGTGCTCCGGCAGTTGAAATGGTTCGGAGGAATAATCTTTTGCCAGATCGGATCCGCTGCGTTGAAAATCAGGCCGTCCAGTCCTGTGCATATGCCGCTGGTACGGTCGTCCAATATCGCACTGTATTCATAGGCTGGTATAAAATCGGCCACGCTTTCGTCCTGAAAGGAGGCCAGTTTGCCCTGATTGTATGCGTCCGTATAATTCGTGCGGACGACTGTTTCAATGCGGGCCGGAGTTTCGTCGATGCGTTCCTCGCCGTCCGGGAGTTCGGTGACGGTGCTGTAGTTCTCGTCAAAGAATTCCTCTATATTATAAACGACCTCGTTCGTGGGCTTGCCTGTTTTTATGCCTTCGTATAGCAGGCCTTTTACGTTTTTCAGGATGTAGTCGCGCTCGGTCCCGGCCAGCGTGAATTTCTTGCGGTCGAAATAGGCCAGCGCTTCCTTCGGCGGAAGATTCGACACCTTTCCCTTGAGCGCAAATTCGGCGCTGTTCTTTTTCGCCTTTATCTCTGCGCGGCCGTGGTTCTTGCCTGTGGCGAATGCGTTGCGGTACATGGCGCCGAATATGTTTTTGAGGTCCCCAAGGTTTTTCAGGTCGAGTTTATCTACCTCGTTGAAGTTCTGTTCCTCGATTAGTTTTTTGCGCACGATCGTGGCGAGCAGGTCGTCCTTCATGTCCATGATCTGTTTGCCTGCCTCGACTTTGTACTTTTCGCCGAACGTATCAAGGTCCTGCATTTCCTGTTTAAAGTTGATCGCCTTCTCGTACTTGTTTGGCTGGCGCGGCTGTTTATCGCTAAATTTCGCTTTGCCGTCCTCGCCAATCTGCACAGCGCGTCCGTTTATGGTTACCCAATCCCCGGGTTTATGTTCGACTGCAGGCTTGGTTTTTTCAGGCGTTGACGGTTTACCCAATATTTCCTTTACTTTTTCGAGATCAGTTTCCTTTTTAATAACAAATGTCTGTATATGTTCCGGCATTCTATACTGGCCGGGATCGCCTAATTTTAGCGCTGTCAGCATATCCGCATGGACGAGTTTTGCGGAGTCCCATAAATAATAATTTTTGTCGTTCTTATTGTAAAATCCACGCAGTTCCTTGTTTTCAGATTCCCGGAACATAGGCGATGCCTGCGATGGGTTCATTGTTTTCAATACTTCTATTTTAGGATCGCCTTCCAGTCTGCCGGAGACATATATATAATCATCTTTGAATATAGCCAGTTTCCCTTCCTGATCTGCCATATTCTTTTTTATCCCGGGTTCCTTGAGCGATGTCGCTATAACATGCTCCCATTCATCCCATGCTATTTCGTTGATTTCGCCCATGTTCACGTCGAGCATTTTTGTGTGTTCCGCGAAGGATGTTTTCGCTGCGTCGATGTCTTTATATCCGAGCATGTATTTATTCTCGTCGAATGTTCCATCCTTTTTTAACTGTTCCACGACAAAGACTCGCTTCGAGTTTGTTTGTGGGCCGAGGTATACGTCAATGTCCATTTCGTCCTCGCCCTCTGTTCCATTGACAAATCCATAATCTGCTTTCATGGGTATGCGTGGCGTGTCCTTGCCCCATGTCCGCGTGGATCCTTTTGGCCATTCGATTGCTATCTTGATTCCGTTTATTTCCTTGATTTTTTTTACTTCGTCATTATCTGCGAATTCTTTGCTTCCGGGTGCTGGCGGCTGGCCGGGGCCTCCAAAAGGCGACGGCGGGGCAGGGCGTTCGATTATCGGGCTTTCTGGATCGCGCTTGATGAATCCTATCGTGTCGCGCAGGTATTCCTCGTCCTTTTCGGTTTCAACAATGACGCCATCCTTGACCGCGGCTATGAACGTGGTCGCCATTGCGGCCTTATCCTTTTCGGTGAGGGGCTTGAATTTAAATGTCGGGTATATGGCTGTGCTGTAGTTCAGGTCGATGAGGCGGACCACAAGTTGTTCGTTGATTGCTGTTTCAGCGAATTCTTGCCTGATGTCCTCAAGCAGCAAATAAAAAAGGTTGAATTGATTCTGGCCGAGGTTGTAGGATCCGCCGTCCGAGTCCGTGAACCCGAGTTTGTCTGGCAGGAGAACGGATCGTGATATTGCCTTGTTGTAGTATTCAAGGACCGGGATAAATATGGCCGTGGCGGACGCCTTGCCTTCCAGTACTTCAAATTTTATCTCGTCCGGGACCTTGAATGCTGTCTTTGCCGTGATGTTCTTTATCATGGCCTCGAGGTCCTGCTGTTCCTCTTTTTTCATGCCGCGGGGGTACCGTCCCACGAGTATGCCTGTGCCGAACCGTTCGAGGTATATGTTCATAAACCGGGTGATGATGTCCTTCGACCACCACGATCTGTAGGCTGCGCGCAGGTCCGATTGTCCGTATTCGCCGCCGAATTGCGCGTCATATGAATAAACAATCAGTTTTGAACGGACGACGTCCATATTCATTTTGAGCGGGCCCTTTGCTGTATTCTGCGTGACGCCCAGCAGGTATCCTTTGTCGTCCTTCGGGAATTCAAACGAATGCGGCGGCCGGGTGATGAGGCATTTCAGTCCTATTTTGCCTGCGAACGGTCCCTGTTCCAAATTGACGTAGTTTATTTCGGTGACTGAAAATCCAAAGGCCAGCGCGGTGAGCATGTCCTTGAGGTTCCTGCGGAAGGATCCTTCCATCCCATCGGTGAGGCAATGCGTTATAAAATCGGCCTGCTCTTTGGCTGCAGGCGAGTCGTCCCCGGGTTCTACGGTCCAGCCGTTGCCTATGATTGCGTTGATTTTGAGTTTCAGGGCCGCCTTCACCTGTTCGTCCGTGAGCATTTTTTCGTATATTTCGAGGCCGCCCTTTTTCTTTACGAGGTCGTCCGGGTTGTATGGATAATCGTATGACTGGCTGTAATAAGGCGATTTATAACTGGTCAGGGTGTCTTTGTTTTCCGTCGATGTGGGGGGAGAGGGAGGTTTTTTCTGGAGTCCAAGAAAATCTACGGCTACGTCAATGAATGCTACCACGCTACCTCGCTTTCAGATTAATGTAATCTATTTTGCGTTGGTAGTAGTATACATCGCAATTCCGCTAATTACAATAGCGCTGATTTTATTTCGTGAGATATTAAATTGCCTTATGTTGACAAAAGTAATTATTTTTCGTATCATCTTTTGTAAGGGTGGTGTATAAAAATGAGCGGATATCGTGGACATGATTATAGAAGCAGAGTGCAGGCTATAGCGTTACTTGGGAAAAAATGTCAGGTTTGCGGATCGGAAAAGAATGTCTTTCGGCATCATCTTGATGGAAATCCAAAAAATGATAATCCTGTAAATTGGCGGATGCTCTGCTGTTCATGCCATCGCAAGGTGCATAGCAAATACCATGATACTCCGCCTGAAGTAATAAAGAAAATAAAAAACCTAATTGCTATCAAATCGAGATTAAAAAAGATTAATATCCATTTGCGTAAATATGCTGGATATATAAAAACATCCGAGGCGTGCAGGATACTGGGTGTTAGTAGGCAGTCAATAAGTATTCATGCCGCAGACTGGTTCTTGGGTATTCGATATCGTAAACTTTACAAACATGGCGGGCGCGGAATCTGGATGTTCCCGCGTGATCACATCGTTGCTATCTCTGGTTCAATAAACAAAAAAAGAAAAGAGGCTATCGCCTCCCGGGTTCCTGTTTCCAAATTGCTTGATAAATAATAACTTACCACGATCCCTCGCTGGCTGTTGAGTTCGGCGTGCTGTCAAACGACTCACGCGCCTCGTCCATCGGGACATCTGCGCTGTACCTGCTTCGGGCTATGAATGCGTAATTCAGGGCGTGTCTGTAATGGTCCGGCCCTGTTTTTACCCATGTATACTTTTTGCCGCCTGTCTGTTCGTTCTCTACAAGTTTCCGGGCTATGTTTGCGCAATGCTGCGCAAAGTCTGGCAAATCTATTATGTTGTTATATAAAATTATTCCACCATTCGTTAAGGGGTGTTGCGAAAAATCCAGCGATTCAGTTCTATCCGTCTGAACAATTCCCTTTTCCTCATCCCATTTATAATTTCCTTTTGCGCCTTCAACATAATAATTCAAAAACACAAGGCCCTTGTTTCGGTCCTTGAGTTCCTTCGCCTTGCGTGTTTCCGGGAGCGCATCTATCACGCCGCAGCGTATTCCTTCGTCCTCGATTACTTTGTCTATATCCTCGAAATCCGTCAATACGAATGCTTTTTTGAGGTATGTCCTTTCGCCATCGCTGTAAATAATAACACAATGCAGATCTGATCCCTGATCCACGCCGAGGTAGGCGTACTGTGATTTCGGCTGTTTCAGTTCCTGTTTTGACGTGAGGGACAGGACCTGCTGCTTTTCTATTTTGTTTTCCGCGAGCGTATACGCGCGCCCGAGTCGCATGCGGTAGAATGTTTCAAGGTCGGATCCGCGCTTTGTTTTGAATTCCTGCAGGATGACCTTCGGATCGATGTAATGCGAGTATAACTGGCTGATCAGGTATCCGCTCATGGCCTTGTTGCCGCGGGCCTTCGGTACCCATTCGCCCGGGCCGTGGATGTCCAGTTCCCGCTTGCATTTCCCGCACAGGCGTAGGACGTGTCCGTCCTTCTGTTCCTGCAGGCAGTTCGGGAATCCGTCATCGAGGCTGGTCCAATGTCCGCAATGTCCACATTTTATGAGGTAGTACTTCTGGTCCGATTCGAGGAATTGCTTGTTGATACCATAGTTTTCAAGCGTCGGGTTCGATAGTTCCAGCGCGTGTTTGTAGTCGCTGTGGTCCCTGCGGTGTAGCGCCTTTTCCCGAGCCTGTGGTTCCGCCTCGTCCAGTTCGTCAAATATCACCAGATCCAGCGGGATTGATTTCACGCCTATGTCCGTGCGCATGCCGCGGAGGTACATGTAGGTGTTTCCTACGCGCTTGACGCCGACGTTGTCTGTGTCCAGTCCATCGCTTACGTCCGTGATAGTTATATGTTTATTGTATTTCAGGAACGGCGTGATGCGCGTCTTTGAGAAGTCCTGCACATCCGTGGCGGTAGGAAAGAAATATCCGACGCCGAGTTTATAGAAATGCTGGCAGCCGTGTACGGCCCGGATAAAGGCATACGTGCTGGCCCCCATCTGCGTGCTTTTCTGGATGACTATATGCGGGTGCGTGTCCGCGTAGATGCCTATCAGGTATTCGTGGTTTTCAAATAGGAATTTGTCGCCTGTTTCGAGGCGGATATTCTGCGCGGTGTAATACGGCAGGCTGTATTTATTTAATGCTATCTTTTGAGCGGGCGATAAATGCGCCAATCTCGCGGATAGTTTTCTGTTCGTTTTCATTCAGGGTTATGTTTGTGCTGACAATGTTCCCGGTGTGTTCGAGGGCCACAGGTACCCGGCCGATGATTCTGTCCATTATCTTTTCGTAGACGTAAATGTCGCCTTTCGTAATCTCAAAATATACGCAGGACGCCGCCAGCAGTTCGTGGATGTTCGCCTCTGGGTTCTGCAGGAGTGCGTTTAACTGGTCCTTGTTCATGCCGAGCAGCGTGGTGACGACTTTGATATGTTCCTCGCGCGTGAGCGCCCGCAGGCTGCGCAGTTCCGGTGGCAGGGCTGTGTACTGGTTTATGCCTTTCGGGTTTATCTTTGTCCCGGGCTTTATCTTAACTGTCGGGTGCGGATTGCCTTTCCCTCGTCTATTCATTTCCCTATCCTCACGTTGAGAATGTTTATCTCGATATCAAAAGTTATGCCGACACGATTGCCTGCTGCGATGCGCGGTGTTTCCAGTTCCGTAGCAGGAGATGCCGCAGTTTTCGCCTCTATCGGCTTGGCATTCTTTTCCTTCTTTGGCTTCCCGCCGTTCCGGGCCAAGTTGTAGCACGTTCCGCACAGGCCCTTCGCTACCAGAGCGCGTTCATTTCCACATTTTTTGCAGTTTCCTCTTTTGCTTGCCATTGGTTCCTCCTTGTCATGTTTTGGTTGTTTCGTTTTCTGTTTTCGCCCGGACATTATTTCGAAGTAGTCGAATCTGTCCCATCTGGCTTCGCATGCCGGGCATACATATTCGCCGGATTCGCCGCCCCTTATGTCGTATTCAAGGCCGACGTGTCCGCATTCAAAACATTTTAACGTCTTTAAATCTGTTGTGTCGCCCATGTTATTCCTGCGGTTGTTTCCTCTTTGTATCCAAAATCAAACGAATAGTTTTCCCTGCGCGACCTCCCGGGCTATCTGTTCCTGTGCTATTCGGGCGTAATGCTCGTCTATTTCCATGCCTATCCAGCGGCGGCCTGTCTTTTCGCATGCCACGGCCGTGGTCCCGCTGCCGAGGTAAGGATCCAGCACGAGCGCGTCCCGGTCCGTAAACTGCTCCAGTATGCGCATGATGATTCCTGTAGGCTTTTCTGTGGGATGTACCATATCGCCTGCGAATACTTTCCCGACCTCCCACACGCTGCCTTCGCGTTTCCCGCGGATCGGGCAGTTTCCTTTGTGGGCCACGATTGCCATTTCGTAGTCCGTGACGAGGCTGTGTTTCAGGTCCCCTATTCCGCCTCCGCCTTTGTGCCAGATGATCGTGTTCTTGATATCAAAATATTTTATAAGTTCGATGTAATCGTACGCGTAATTCTTAAATGAGCAGAAACAAACGGCCACGCTGTTGTCCTTCAGCAGCCTGTTAAACTGCGCGTATGTTTCAAATCGGGAATCGTTGTCATCATTCTGCAGCCTGTCAAACATCGGGCTGGCGGTCCGCTTGTGGCTTTGATAGTTTATGCCGTATGGCGGATCCGTGACTATCGCGTCTATACTGCTGTCAGGGATGTCGCGCATTAACTGCAGGCAGTCGCCCGCGGTCACGTGTCCGATGAACAGTTCCTGCCAGTTCATGGTTGCCCCTTTGTCAGGCCTGGGTTTTGTTCTACGCACATATGGCATATATGTT